AGAGACTGTCGCATTTAATGTTTCAGTTGTACCTACTTCTAAACTCGTACTTTCTTTGTTTAACTTAACCCCTGTTACTGCAATCGGTTTTGTTTTAAATGCAGGAACATCCTCTTTTTCTGATTCTCCATTTTCATTTTCACGTGATACTTGGTAGGTACCTTTCGGATATTCAGTGTTCGCTATTAAACCATCGATAGTCACTTCTGCTTTCCCTTCGATGTATTCTTCACTCTTAACAAGTTCTTGACCTTTATAAAGTTTTAATGTATCTGCCATAAATTCACCTTCTTATTTTAAATATAAAAACCCCTATTGAGCAGAGATAGTAGCTGACTTACTGTTAGCTGTTACCTCTACCTTTTGGGGAGTGTTAGGGTGTGTCTTTTTCTGATTCAGTTGGTAAATCATCACCTGAATAACCTGGGAATACATTAGCCATAAACGCATCTGCGCCTTTTTCTCCTTCATGATAACCAATCGCTCTTGATTTACCATCAATTTTTCGGTTCATCCAGTCACCATTTAGCTTAGTAGGTTCAGGCGCTTCTGCTTTTTCTGCAGTTGTTTTAAATTCTATTGAATCTAAACTGAAGCTACCTTTAACTAATGCGCAATAGATAGGGTCACCGTTAATTGTTTCTGATTCACCAATAACCGCTACATAAGGTGCTCTTGAATCATCTCCGACCCATGAAGTGCCGTTTTCATCTTTATCTCTCCCAAGAACAACATTTAAGTCGTCTGTAGGAACATTAAATAAATCAATATCTGATTTAATTTCATTTGTACCTTGCTTTTTCATCCACACACGTTTATTAGATGCCCACATATCAACCATTTCAGGTGCTAAACCAGAAATATTCATGTTGACAGTACCACCTTGATCATCTTCCCATGTGAATTTTTGAATGATTTTTTCTGCTTTATCATCGAATACACCTACGTGTAATTTTTTAAATCCTGCAGTTGCTGAACCCATATTAAATTCCTCCTAATTTTAGGCATAATAAAAACACATCTACTCGATGTGTTCGCCTTTATAATATTGATTTTTTGGTACGCCTTCGTATCTTATAGAACGAACGTACTTTTTTGTTTCTTTAAAATACTCAGTTAATTGACTTGAAGTCTGATAAAAATTGTATTGTCTTAATAGATAACTAATTCGTTTCGTTAAGCTAATAGTGTCTTCGTCTTTATAGGTTTCCACATCAACTTGAACAGTATCTATTTTCTCGCTTACTTGATAGAAATATATTCGATTAAAAACTAAGTTTTTTACTAAATCATCATCTTTTATGATGTTATAAATATATCTCAATTCATTCATAAGCGTTTCCTCATTTCTTCTTTAATAATTTGCCTATATCTTCTTTTCACTGATTGTAATGTCTTTTCAATCACTCCAAAACCTCTTGGGATAAATTTGCCGCCTTTTCTGTTATAGCCATGTTCGTTTAAATGTATGAGTCTATATCTGTCATGTGGTCCTACCCACTCGATTATGATCGTTTGTTGATAATTCACTTTAGAAGTAAATGGGTCTGTTCTTGTCATCTCATCTATCGATGCACCAGTATCTTTGAATTTTTCAAAGTTAGACTTCAAAACTTTCATTTCATAATCTGTTGCTTCTTCTAAAGCCTTATTGCTAATCTCAGTCATTCTTTTCTTGCCAAAGCGTTTTTCTATTTTATCTTCTAATTCTTTTAGACCTTTTACTTCTACCGACATTATTTTTCACCTAAAGCTATAGTAATAAAGCCTGATTCAGGTGTATCTAGTCGAACATCATAGATTTCAAAAGTATCAACTTCTAATCTATAGTCTTGAACTTCTACAACATGAGAATTAGAAGGCGTATAGCTTTGTAGGGGGTCTCTAATGACAATTGTTAGACCTTGAATAGCTGTATTAACATTAAGAATCTCCCTATCTTTTATTGAGGGACTATAGGTTTCTGCGAAACAGCGGTAAACCTCTTTTTCTTCTTCTTCATCTGGATAAGGACCTTCATTTTGATACCTATAAAAAATAACAGGCGTGCGCATGTCGCCTGATAAGACTTTTTTGTTTTTATATCTCATCAGTATCCACCTCACACCTGTATATTTGATTTAAAACGCCAAATTCAGTAATTAATGTAGAATAATTTCTATTAAAGAACTGTAATTGCTCATTATATACATAACGAGAACGCTCAAATACAAGTTCCTTCCCAATCGCTTCTTTTTGAATATCAAAATTACCACATTCATTTTTAATTACTTCATAAGAAATGTTTAAAATTGCTTTTAGAGAATCATCTTCTGCATTATGAAAGATGTGCATACGACCTTTAAACTCTTTTAAAATTTCATCATTCATTTAACCACCCCTATTCCGCTGAGATAGTAACAGACTTACTATTAGCACTTACCTCAACGTTTTGGGGCTCGTTAGGGTGTCTCTTCACCTTTATTAATTGCTAAGTTATAAACTGCAGCTACTTTATTATCTTTCGCTTTACCATAAGCAAATTGTTTAGCAGTATATAAATCCATATCTTCAATTGCTAGCGTTTGTTCGAATTTTTGAATATTAATACCACCACCTAAATAACCATCGTAGCGACCTCTAACATAAGTTAATACTTTATCTGCAGGTTGTGCTACAGACTCAATGATATTTAAGTTATAAGGTAAAGCTGTTACATATACACCGTTAGCATTTAAGTGAGTGTATTGTGCTTGAATTTCAAAGGCATCAGATGGGTTAACAACCATCGTTACATTACCTTTTACAGCTACTGATTTACCTTTTTCATTTGTTGAATGGAATTTAAACACTTGAGTTAACTCTTTAATAGTCGTTTTAGGGTCGGCAAATGTTAATGTGCCTTCTGGTTCTTTTTCTGGATATTCTCCACCAGTTACTGATACACCTTCTTGGACTTGACGGTTTAGCCCGATAGGTTTTTCTTTGCCTGTACCATTTAAGAAAGCCGTTTCTAGGGCAACTGCAAATGCTTCTTCAATTTGAGCACGAACAAAACGTTCAATCCAAGCAGGGCCAAAATCTTTTAAATCTTTAGGGATAACAACGAAGGCTGTTAATTTATTTTGGATAGCTGTTTCTTCACTGAACGCAGCATCTAATTGCCCTTTAATTTCACCAAAGATTTTACCCCACACTGCTACACCGCTTGTTTCAGATTTTAAGAATTTAAGACGTAATCCGGCATTTTTAATACCTAAATCTGCTAATAAAGGATGTTCAGTTGTTAAATCTTCAAAGATACGATCAATTGTTTCTTCTGGTAATAATTTTTCTTCTTTATAACCAACTTCTGTGTTGATTTCATTAAAGAATTTACGTTGTTGTGCAGTCAATTTACTGTCTTGAGTAGGCAATGAAGCAACTGATTCAGCCTCTTGTTTAGCTTGTGTTCTAGCTTCTTCGAACAATTCGTTAATCATCCCACTGTATAATTCTGCTTGTACTTCTTCTGATTCACCATTTTGAATGGCATTTAAAAATTCTTGACGAGCTGATTTGAACTCATCTGATAATTTAATAGTCATATTCTATGACCCTCCTTATTTTGTGTATTAAAAAAAGAACCTAGTTTGTTGTTTTTTTGATTGGCTATCGCTAATCTTTTTAGAAACAACTGCGCTAGATTCTTTTTCTTCTAGTTTTTCAATTACTTTATTTGCTATTGCGTCAACATCAATTTTAATTTCTGGTGTTTTGCTCATAAGCGTTGCAATTCGATTTACTGCATCGTTTGATAACATTTGACCGGAATTAGCAACTAATTTAGGAGTATCTTCGCCAAACATTTTACTGTCTGCAAATCCTAATTCTACAGCGTCTTGAGCGGTAAGCCACGTTTCTTTATTCATCAAATCCAATTTAAAAAATCACTTGCTGAAGCCATTGCTCTATCATCACCGAACGCCATCGTACTTGCATTGTGAATCATCATTTGTGATGTAGGGCTCATTTGTACTGAGTTACCTGCCATTGCTATAACAGAAGCCGCACTTGCTGCAACGCCAACTACCTTCACATCTACATTACCGGAATGTTCTTTTAATGCTGTATAAATTTCACTACCTGAGAACACATCTCCACCACCTGAATTGATGATAACTTCTATGTCTTCTTCATTAGAAGGTAGCGCATCAACTACATCTTTTGGTGAAGTAGCTTCCATGTCTAGCATATCGTAAATCCATTTATCATTATTTGGTACAATTGCACCTTTAACGTTTACTCTCATCATCTTCACCTCCTTCTAATGACTTATCTTGTTGGTTTGAAGTCGTATAGTTTTTAGTAACAAAATATTTATCCATTTGTGGGTCATCTGAAGGTTCTTCCCCAAGCATAATGAGCACTTGGTTCGGAGTAAATGTACTAGATGACACTAACTTGTCTACTGCATCAGCAAGTTCTAATGGGTCTTTTTTGTTAATACCAACAACCCTGATACTTTTACCTGTTAAAACTTCATTTTCCTTAAATAACTTTGCATTTAATTCATCCTCTATCTTTTTAATTAAAGGTTTTAAACAAAATTTGTAATATGAGTCTAAAGCATTATTCAAATCTGCTAAATCACCATGTATTAAAGATGGCGGAATGCCAATAGCTTTTGCTACTGTATCAATTAAAGCTTTTTGAAGTTTATTCAAATCATCAAAAGGTGCGTTATTCGACTTTGCTGTTGATGACACGTCTTGGAATGTAAAAGCTCTAGTTAACGGTGTAATAGCCACTGAGTTGTTCGTAAAAGCTTTCATTAATTTATTAACGTAATTCTGCATCTTATCTTTATCACTATTATTCTTTTTGTTTTCAGAACTTCCTACTCTATTATCAGTAGTTTTGTTCTCAGCCTTAAAATCATTTTTTATCATATTCGTATCTACATTAACAATGCCTCGTATTTGATAATTACGCATTTGCGCTCCTATCATACGACCAAATATTTCTCCGTAGTCTTTAAATAGACCTTCAGTAAAAGTATTTAATTTTTCATTGTTATAAGATAGATAAAGCACCTCATCCATCTTAAATGAACGTTCAAATTCATACTCGTCCACCATTACATGTTCAAATATATCGGGGTATAAAGCGAACTTTTTTCTGTCATAATCGTCTGCGACCACAAGGTCTTTCGTATCTGTAACGATAATTAAAACTTCATTATCATAAATTAATTTATATATTACTTTCTGCCAAAAGTCTGTTGAAGATAAATCGGTATTCGGTCTTACATTTAATTTATAATAAGTTGTATCCTTGATGGATTTTCCTTTATTATCCGTAATACGGAATTCTGATTGTGAAATCGTCCTTGCTAAAAACTCTATGCATGTTTGTAGCGCCAGACGTTTCATATAAGCTTTTTCTGATGTATCTTGAAAAAACTCTAAATCATACATCCAACTTGATTCTTTACTTTTGCTAAGTATGTCTGTAAGCCAACTCATGTCTTGCCTCCTTTCTAAAAGTCAATAGCATTAAGAAAGTCTAAACTGTCCCCAACATCTATCTCTAATAGGTCATCAGAACGGTACAATGCATGAAGCATAGCGTGGAAACCGTCTGTTTTTCTTCTTATTTCATCTTTTTTAATATATTCTTTGTTACCATCTGGTTTAATTTTTACTGCAACATTGTTTGTGTACCAACGCATTAATGGATTATCACCATAAATAATATTGTGATTGGCAAACATTGTCTCAATGCGAGGTGCTAATAAGCCATGAATAGCTCTGGGGCTTCTTATCACTTCATAATCGATGCCATATTCTTCTAGCG